TACGTAAACACCGAGCTGCAGCGCAACGAGGTGCTTGTCGAGGCTACCGGCCCAGATGGAGAATACAACACGCTTTTCCTTGGCACCATTGGCAGCGCCTACGCTGACTATATGGGTGCGCCGGATGTGTCGTTCATGATCGAGGCATACCAGTCTCTGCAATCGTCCGTTGACGCCAATCCGCCAACCTCATGGCCAGGGCCGCAAAAGGTGACCGCTATCGCCGGGGAGCTCTGCAAGAAGATCGGCCTGCCGCTGGAAAATAATGGAGTGGATGCCACCGTGTCGGATGCCTACCTGAGCGGGTCATACCTTAACCAGTTGCGCACCTTGTGCGACATGGCGCGCTGCCAGCTGTGGGTTGAGCCATCCGAAGGCCTGATTGCCATAGCGCCAATCGGCACGCCGCGCAGCCAGGACCCGGTTGTGATGAATAGCGAGCTGGGGTTGGTGGGGTGGCCGACGCCAACGCACCTTGGCGTTGATTTCATGTGCCTGTACGATCCGGGCATCTACCGGGGGCGCCAGATCAAGCTTGAAACCAGCGTAACCCCATGCGCCGGGGATTGGTACGTCCGCAGCGTGGCCGTAAATCTCGATTGCGAAACGCCGGGCGGAGCTTGGTTCATGTACGTGAATGCGAATGCGATTAGCCAGCTTGTGAGGACGCGGTAATATGGCCGAGACTAACAACCCCCTGGCCCTCCCGTCAGATTTCGACAGCGAGCAGAACGGCATTAACTTCGCCATCCAGCAGGCCATGCTAAAGCTGCAAACGGCCCTTCCTGTGCGGGTCATGGCGGTGCGCAACACCGGACTGGCGCCAGTGGGGCAGGTAGACATAAAGGTGCTGGTGGACATGGTGGACGGCCAGGGCAACACCGTGCAACACGGCACCATCAGCAATGTGCCATATTTCCGCCTGCAGGGTGGCACCAATGCGGTGATCGTGGATCCGTCGCCGGGCGACATTGGCATGGCCTGCTTCTGCTCACGCGACATCTCGGCGGTGAAGTCGATAAAGGATGCGGCCCCTCCCGGTAGCTGGCGATCACATGATTTCAGTGACGCGCTCTATCTGGGCGGGTTCCTCAATGGCACGCCGACCAGCTACATCCAGATCACCGAGGGCGGGATTTTGGTTCACAACGCATCCGGTGTTAAACTGGGTGACACGGGCGACGATGTGCGCAGGTTGGTTGATGAGCGCATGCTTGAGTGGGCGAACACCCATACCCACGGAGGTGGCCCGGCACCAGACCAAGAAATGGGTGACGGACAACTCACCACACTGACGAAGGCAAACTGATGAGGACCCTCCACTGATGGACACGATTTTTCTGAATCCAACGACGTGGGATCTGGATGTTGATGCCTCTGGCTGCATTGCACTGTCTTCGTCTGCCTACTCTGTGGCGCAGGACGTGGCAAGTCAGTCCCTGCTGTGGCGCGGAGAAGCCCCCTACAACACCGACGACGGCATTCCATACGAGCAGTCGGTGCTTGGTCAGCGACCAGCGCAAGCCACGCTGGCGGCGTGGTACCAGCAGGAGGCTTTGCGCGTCCCCGATGTGGCAGCGGCAACACCTGTGCTCATCTATGACCAGGCCCGAGGCGTTACCGGGCAAATTCAAGTCACCTTGATAGACGGGACAACCATCAATGTCTAGCGTTCCAAAATTAACAATCACCTATCAGGGCATCACGGTGCCGCAGGCTACGGCCATCCGTACCGGGATCCTGAATGACTACAATGTGGCATTCGGTGGCAATCTCAACGTCACCAGTAGCGCTACGCCGCAGGCACACCTTGCCGATAACCTGACCCAGAACATCACCGACGCAAACGCCGCAGTGGCGGCAGTGATCGCCGGGGTGGACCCAGCAACCAGTGAGGGGCGCTTTCAGGACGCCATCGGGCGGGTCTACTTCCTGACCCGCAAGGGCGCCACCGCTTCCGTGGTGCTTGCCACCGTCACTGGTCAGCCCGGAGCAATACTGTCGGCTGGCGCCTTGGCTCGGGACGTGAACGGTCTTTACTGGGCTTCCAGCGGCTCGGTGACATTCCCGATCGGCGGCGTGGCCACGGTTGAGTTTTCATGCACCACCCCCGGCCCCGTACAGCTCGGGATAGGAGAGTTGAACCGGATCGCTCAGGCCTCATTGGGCTGGGACGCCATCAGCAACGCAGGCGCCGCCGTGACTGGCACCAATGTCGAATCGCGAGCAGAGTTTGAGGCTCGACGATTTGCATCTGTCGCCAAGAACGCGCACGGCTCGGCGGCGGCTATCCGGGGCTCGGTGTGGGACGTTCCTGGGGTCATTGACGTATACGCCTATGATAATTTTACAGGCGCCCCGGTTGCAGTTGGCCCAACTGCGTTCGGGATCCCGGCCCACTGCGTTTACGTTGCCGTGGTTGGCGGAACAGATGAAGATGTGGGGATGGCCATCTACAAGAAAAAGGATGGTGGCTGCAACCTGACCGGGAACACTTCGATCGTGGTTGAGGATAGCGAAAGTGGAGTGGCTTTCCCATACCCTACGTACACCATATCTTGGGAGAGGCCTGCATCACTGCCAATAAAGTTCTCGGTCAGCCTGAGAAGCAGCCCAGCGCTACCTGCAAACATAACCGATCTGGTTAAACAGTCGGTAGTTGAGACGTTTAACGGCCTGAATGGATTCCAAAGGGCTCGCATAGGCAGCGAGATATTTGCATCCAACTACTATGGGCCTATCGCTCAGATCTCTTCGTCGGTGCAGGTTCTTTCCGTGAAGGTTGGAACCGTGACAGCCACACTGGATACCGTTGAGGTAGGGATAGACCAGGCCCCCACTGTTGCCATGCCTGACATTGAGGTTAACCTGGTATGATCTCCATGCGCCAGTACGCTGCATCACCACGAATAAAGCAGCTGATTAGCTATCACACTGAGTATTTTTCAGCGACGTGGGCGGATGAGTTTTACAGCGTGGTGTGGAACGTCGATACCGCGCAAGGGTTTGGGCTAGACATTTGGGGACGGATTGTTGGTCTTGATGGAGGCAGGTATCTTCAAGTTGACGCCGGATTCTACCTGGGGTTCTACAGCGACACCCCGCCAGCATGGGGAACGTTCAATAATGGAACCCTGTTCAACGGGAAGAAGGATACGGACACATTCAAGCTGGAGGATTCTGCATTCAGGTTGCTTATACTTGCCAAGGCGCTAACCAACATATCGGATTGCACCGTGCCAAGCCTGAATCGAATGCTGCAGGCGCTTTTCCCAGGGCGTGGACGATGCTGGGTAAACGACTTGCAAGGCATGGAAATCCGTTACACTTTTGAATTTGAGCTTATGCCGTGGGAGCGCTCAATAATAAATTCTGACTCCCTGCCAAGGCCTGGTGGCGTGCTTGTGAGCGTGGCTGAAATCCCACTGGAAACCCTTGGCTTTTCCGAGGCTGAGTCCCCAGGCGGTTATGATTACGACCCGTTTGATCAGGGTGTGTTTTACAATGCGTAACAACGAAATCGGAGGGCGAGATGCCTGTTTCTGAACCGAGCAAATACACCACCTTGTGGTCACAGAGCGGGATCCGCTTCGACATACCACAAGCCGCAGACCCTGTGACGGGGAAGGCCGGGTTTGATGTTGGCTTTTCCTCCATTAACATGGCATCAGAGGCCGCTGGAGGAATACCCCCCTGGGGCCAGGACTTCAATGGCATCCTATTCAGCATAACCAGGGCGATACAATACGTTCAGTCTGGCGCCCTGCCTACATTCAGTTCTGATTTTTCTACTGCAATATCTGGGCACAAGAAAGGTGCAATGCTTATAGGGGTTGATGGTGTCACTGTGTGGCAAAGCGAGGTTGATGGGAACACAACAAATCCAGACTCGCCCTCTGCCTCTGGGTGGGTAAACTTCCCGCTAAAATACCTCCCAAAGAGGACATTCGCCGAAAGCGACAGCATCAGGATACCTGACGTTGATGGGGGGCTAATCATTCAGTGGGGAAGAACGACAAGTTTCGCTAGTGGGCAATCAAGCGTCACATTCCCTATAACGTTCCCGAACTCAGTTCTTTTTGCCATAGCAGGTGAGCGCATTGGTAGCGCTTGGGGGCCTACCACCGCCGTGTCTTATGGTGTTGCTGGGGTGACAAACACAAATATGGCCGTGGTCTCCAGGACCATTACTGGTGCATCCGGGCCAGTTGCTGCGGCCGGACTGGCGTCATACTGGCTTGCGATTGGATTTTGATCGCCAAAGATATTCATGAAAAAATTAGAGGTAAATCATGTCGATAGTTGAGCCAAGCAAGATTCCAGTTCCGTTCGCAGATAGCGGACTAAAGAGCACCATCCCTCAAGCCGCCAACAACACCACCGGAAAGGCCGGGTTCGACAAGGGATTCCCTGAGCGAACCATGCTGCCAAAGGCGTCTGGCGGCATCCCTCCATCAGGGATGGACTTCAACGGGATCCTTTACGACATCACATCAGCAATCCGCTACATGCAGGCCGGGGGCAAGCCCACGTATGACGCAGCATTTGCTGCTGCCATCGGCGGTTATCCATCAGGCGCAGTTCTGATCGGCGATGATGGAGTATCCGTCTTTCAAAATGCGGTTGCCGGGAACGAGACAGATCCGAATTCCGGTGGAGCTGGATGGACAAGGCCGGATCTGCAGATGATGGAGCTATATCGCCGCAGCTATGCGGAGGTTGGGTTCAACGTGGTGGGGACGTTCCAGGCTGGTTTCACTTACGTCAATACGAATGATGTCGGGGTCGACCTAGCCACCGGGAAGGGGTTCACCGGCCCCGCTGGAGTGGTTGCCGCAGGGACTAACCCGACTAGCGGGGGGTTTGTTGACAGGTCTCAAACTTCATCAACTAATGCAACAACCAATGAGATCGCTAGTGGTAAGTTTGGGGTCGGCTCAGTTATTACCATTAAAGATCGCGCCTGGGCAGTCTGTGACGTAGTATCAGGCGGCACCGCAAACGGAATCGACATTCTCGATGCTGGCCCTGGTAAAACCGCCATCATCCGCACTTCTAAAACGCTCATCCTAGATAAGTTCGTCAATGACATTACTGGTGCTACGGTTGTGACAGCCGCTGTACTACGCTGTGTGGCCCTTTTAAAGAGCATGGGTGGAGGGGAGTTAATTGCACCTGCTACATATTTGATTGATGGACAAATTGACACCACCACTCGCGTAACTGTTGATGGTCTAGGCGCAGGGAGAATTATCCAGCGGGCCAATGACGTAGGTATCCTCTGCCCCATTGATGGGGCGATGGTTAGAAACTGGACCTACAGGGGAATCACCCTTGAGTACGAAACCCAGCAAACATCCGTAGCCGGAACTGCCATCAAGTTGTCCAAAAACGGCACAGTCTCCTATCTATATAACGTTACTAATGTAATTGCGAAAAAATGCTACCATGGCGTTTCATGCCCTAATCTGCCCGGCTCTAACACATTCCTCGGTACTTTCCAGAACGTGGTTATTGAAGATCCAACTAGCTGGGGGTTTATTATTGAGGGTGATGCTGTTGGGGCGAATACCAATATCAGGTTAGACCAAACATGGGTAGTGAACAACATCGGTAACCCGCAACCTGCGGCTGGTGGTTATCTGCTACGCCGAATTACGGATTTGGATTGTGGCCGCATGGCCTGTGACCGCATCAACGGTACGGCTTTGTTCGCAGAAACAAGCACCGGCAACATTGGCTCATTGTCTATCGAGGCGTGTAACTACACAGCCACATCGGGCACTAAAGCGGCTGTGAATATTTCAGCAGGCGCGGTATCCATTAATAATCTGTTCTTTGTTGGAAATGTTATAGATATAAGCGGTTCGGCCTCGTTTGCTTACATTATGTTCGGCTCCGGTGCGAAAGTGGATATTCAAAAAATTACTGATTCCAGTTCATCCGTCACTGATAACTCAACGGGGAGTGTGTACTCATTGCTGGCATTGTCCAATGGACGGTTTAACAACGGCTGTTATGTGGGCCCCGCCCGTTCACGACAAGACACCGCTAATCGCTCCATTTTTACATGGGATGGTGCATCTTTGATGGATGCGAGAGGCACAACCACTGTGGCAGCAGGCGGGTTTATCACTACTGGGCTATCTGGCACTGTGAAACAATACACAGTAAATATCGCTCCCGTAACTCCAGAAGCTGTGCCGACAGTGCGCCCGGTGGTGGTCGAAGCGACATCTGCTGGTGGTCTGAAAATCAGATACTACAGGATCAGTGACGGGACTCAGGACTTTGGTTCTTATGCCCTGAGTTGGACGGCCTCTATCGAGTAATCCATATTACGACATTAAATCTAGGCACTTACCCCGCAAGTATCAAAAGCCCCTTCACAGGGGCTTTTCCTTTTCACCTTCGCATCAACGAGTCCTTGTTAGCACTCGCCCTGGTCGATCCGACCCAGTACACCACGCAGCTCGCCAGCAGGCCGGACACTTGGTGTCATTTCCCCTGCCCCTCCCACCACGCCTGCCACCTGCGCAGCCTAGCCGAACTATCCAGCAGCAGCGCTCCGTTGTGGCGTATGGCGGCCGGCGCAGTCTCGGGATCGCAGCATACCGGCAGCGGCTCTGCCGGTGGCACGAGCAGGTCAGCGCTTGGTGCGATCAAAGCCGTTGGCGGCGTCGATGAGCTGGAGCAGCCCGCTGCCAGCCACACACTTAGCAGTAGCAGGATCTTTAATCCGTTCACGGTAAATTACCTCTCTCTTGGTCACCTCTACGGCGACACCCTGCATGATGAGCGCTTGAGCTGTGGCCAAACGCTGGTCGGCAGCACTCAACCTTCCGGACAATGCTGCCCTCTCCCCCCACGCCTCAACCGCTTGCTTTGCCGCATCTGCTCTCGCACTGGCCGCCCCGGCGTGATAGCACCACGCACCATACGCAGCGAGCAGCGCCAGGGCGGCGGAGAGCTTAACCCAGGTTGGGATAATCACTGCGGGCTCCGTTGCGCTACCAGGCGCGCACCCATGCTGACACCGGTTAGCGCCAGGCGGCCCAGCACGTACCACAGAGGATTGAATGGAAATTGCTGGTTCACGATAACCACTCCTGCAAGGATGATGTCGCACACCCCGGCCACCGCCATGAGCTGCATTGAGGTGAATTTGTGCGCGACGCGCCAGTTGTCAATTAGCTGTAGCATTGTCCGGATCCTCCAGTTTTTGTCCAAGTCGCGCAGCTGCCTGCTCGATGTTCACCTCTCCAGTGCAGATGTCGCGCTCCAGCTTGCGGCGCTCCCACACGCCACGGCACTGGCTGCCGGCCTCGCTGCAGTCTCGCCCGGCTGCGTACCGCCAGCGAGTGAATTGCTGGCAGGCCTCGTCGTACCGGCCAGTCTGCAGGTGACGCCACAGGGTGCTGTTGGTGCAGGCGCCAGTGCCGACATTGTAGCAGAAGTCGAGCGCGGCCAGATGCACATTGGCTGGTAGCTGGCGAGGCAGTTTCTCGAACGGAGCATTATGTCGCAGCAGGGAGGCGATCAGCTGCGATTTGCACTGCTCAGGAGTGGCTGTGTCACCCTTCTTGACACCAAGGGTCTCGCCGTAGCAGATCGTCCACACGTTGCCGACGTCCTGATAGGCCACATAGCGCACTCCTTCAAACCCGGCAGCCAGTGCCATGGCGGCGGCCAGTAGCGATCCGGCCAGTTTGTTTTTGTTCATGGCTATCCCTTATTGCTGTTTTCGGTTTGATTTTGGAGTTGTGTTGCAACTTCTGCAACGGCAGCGTCTTTGACGAGGGCAAACATGAACCAGAACAGGGCGACCAGAATGGCGCCATAGAGCACCTTTTTCCCGTGATCTTTCACGCTGTTGGCGCTCACCTCCTCCTGGTATTTCCGATCCAGCCACTCCAGGCGCTTGCGCACGTCAGCTTCGGTGGACTGGCCGGTCATGCCGATATTGATCATCTTGCGCTGGTCGGCCTGGATCTGCTCAATGGTCTGCTCCATCCTGTCCTGCCTGTTGGCAAGACTGGCGGTGCTGCGGGAGTTTTCGTCTACCGACTCCACGAGCTTGGCAAGGGTAACTGTGTTCTGGTGTAGGGCTTCGGCCATCCTGCCAAGCTGGTAAGCTCCTTGCGGGTCATGGCTTGGCGGGGTCGGCGTCATCTCTCGTCCTCGTCGAGTTGTTATTGGGATTATCGCACAACAGCTTGACATTCTAAACCCAGAGGGAGTCAATCGGTGTTGAAGAGTCTACTGACACCCAACCCCAGACCATCGCGGCCACCCTGGCTATGTGCAACGGGATCCTTGACTTGCCGCTTCCAAAGATGCCGTGCCGCCATGGCGAGAAAGGCCAATAAAAAAGCCCCTCATCGAGGGGCTTTCACTTATCACAGGAGATAACACGCAATCAAAGAGCAATGGCACAACAGCAGGAACGGATAACACATATCAGCAACTTCATGCTATGCCGACTCGTTGTTTTTGTCAACGCTTGCTCTTGCTTTAATTCCCTTGTCTAAGATTCGCCGGACGAAACTCGCAATACTGTCCGCTGCGCCAGTCGATTGCGTAGCATTGCGGGACATGTGGATCCGGAAGGGCGTGGCGCACGCCTGGCTCATGGTGCGGCGAGCCCTGGTATAGCGACCCGCCAATGATGACGATGATTGCGCACCACGCCATTACCAGCCACCACGGAGACCAGTTCGGCAGCGGGGCGTGGTAGCGGTGCATTATTTGCCCCTCAGCGAGAACCCGGCGGCCAGGATGGCGTCGGCAATTTTGTCATCGGTATCATCAGTATTCTTGATGGTCTCAATCAGCACATCGCGCTCGGTGCGGATGGGGCGTAATCTATGCAGCTCTGCTGTTTTTGAAACATAGCTTTCTCCAGATGTACCAACCTGAACAAAGCACAGGCCAAACTTTGCGTGAGCTGTTATCTCGACTTCTGCAGAAAGGCGATCTGATACAACATACAGGCACAAGCACCCAACAGGCGGCAACTCCCCGCGCTCGAACCATCCATTATCCTGCTTCATGTCCTGCTCCTTGCTGTCTTCCACGCTTACGAATGGCTCGAATTCATTCTGCTCTGGCCGCTTTTCGAGAGTGTCGCGCCAGTCGCCTAAAATGGTGCCTGACTGCATGTATTCTCCGTCGTCCCGCATCAGACTTACTCCTTCACCTTTCCAGCCGCCGCTGATGTGAGCTTTGAAGTCCCACCCAGATCTGGCACCAAACCAGTTCCCGCCTTCGTTCTGAAATATTTGCGGCCATTGGTGATCACCCCAGCTCGGCTTGTTCTGCAACTCTGCGCGGCGGGCGAGCCATTGGTCTTTGGTTATCCAGCCTGCATCCGATAAGACGGAGCTCCAAATTAGCGTATCCACATTGCGTGGCCAGCAAACCAAAACCTCGCGCTTGCCTTCTGGCCACTTGTGCACATTCCGCGCCAGCCAGTCCAGATCTGTTTCGTTACTCATTGCGTTGTTACTCATTGCCTTCTCCTTCATGCAAAACCCGCCCGCCCAGCTCCCGGATCGTCTTGCCTGACTTCTTGGCCAGGCAAAACTCAATATAGGCACCCTCCGACTGCTCCCACCCCGGCAGCATGACCAGCTCGTGAGCCACCGCCACCATAGGCAGGCAGATCTGCATGTACTGGCCTTGGCTAAGTCCGTCTGGCAGTGTTGCCGGGTTCAGCACGCTGTGACCCTGGTCTTCCAGCTCAGCGGCGACCATATTGAACAGCGGGCGGTTGTGGTCTTTGATGCCGGACATGGGGCCGGCGATATAGATGATTGTCATTGCTCTTGAACTCCTGATTTCGTTGAAAACCCGCGCTCAAACGGCACGCGAATCGACTTGCCGATCTTGTGTGCCGGGAACAGCACCAAGGCGCACCCGAAATTCGCCCCTGTTTTGGTTGTCTTGCCGTCACGCTCCATGAACTGGTATCGGCCATCTGGTTCATAGATGATCACTTCATCTGACAGCAGGTTGCGCCACCACTTTGTCAGCGGCTCATAAGGGAGCAGCATCATTCCAGGGTTTCCCGCCGCTTGCGCATGGCGGGCCTCTGCAATGAATTCTGGCTTCATGGCGAAAGGAGGATTGCACCACCAGTCTGCGGGCCACTCCATCAGCATCGCATCAACACCCGCGGCCACCGGATCGCTATCGCCAGGGCGCACGAAGTAGCTCAGGCATTTCGCGGTACTGGCTTCGGCCGCCACGTCCACTTGGAATTTGCGACCGTAAAGCGCCTCTGCGTCGCTGAAAGCCTGCCAGGTGGTCGCCCAGAAATCCTTGTCACTATCGGGCGTGTTGCTTTTGATCAAGATTGCCATGTCATAGCCTCCCGTTTTTCTTGCTTGTTATTGTGGTAAGTCCCACATACGGACACTGAGACCGGTAAACCACATCGCCGCGCTCCCGCTCGATAGTGATGCGGCGACCGATCGGTCTTGGCTTCTCTGCATTGCTCTGGATGGCCTCCAGCTGTTCCGGAGACAGGGCGGCGACATAGGCCGCCCGTTGCTGCTGGTATTGCGCCTCGGCGCTGGCAAGGGCTTCTGCGAAGGTCATTTGGCGTCCGGTGGGGGCGGCGGCGAGCATGGATGCCCAGAAGAAAACTGCATCATCCTCGTCAAACCGTCCTGCATCAATGGACTCACTGATCATTCTCTCCGTAGGCTCCATCGGCACCAGCTGCCAGCCTTCTGCCGCGGCAGGCGCAGGCACTTGGCCAGCCAGCAGCGCGTCAATGCGTGACACTGTCATTTGCACAGCGGAGACTTCATCATCCGGCTTGCCAAGCGCAGTCACGTATTTGCGGGCATCCCGCAGCAGCTCCGCCATCACCCGCACTTGCGCCTCCAGCTCCTCGATGCGCTTTGCCATGCACAGGGGCTGCTCGGAAAGGTGCTCACCCATGGCCGCCAGTTGTTTCTTGTCGCTCATTCCCAAATCTCCTTGTGTTGGCGCTCAATGCGGCGCATCTCTTGCTGCTCTTCCAGATCCCAGCGGCGCTTTGCGGCTGCCATATCGGTCTGGCGCGGCCGGCGGCATGGACTGGCCAGTTCCTGGTTGCGGCGAGCCTCTGCGCTGCGTAGGCGCTCGGCAAAGGCTTCGCTGTTGGAGGGGCGGAGTTCAAACGACATCACTCCACCCCCACCAGCTCGGCTGGCACCTGCACCACGTCGCCCAGCTTGGCGGCAACGATGGCGCGGCAGACGGCTGGGCCAATGTCATCGCCACGCATTGACACCCCATTAAGGCGCGCCGCCCATTCTTCACCTTCGGTTTGCGGCGCCATCAAACTAACCCGGTATTCGCGCAGATTGGCCCAGCAGCGTCACTGAAAAACTCCACGTACACCTGGCAGCGAGACGCGCTAGATGCGCTCATCTCCCCGGTGTAAAGCGTGGCATTCGCCACCGGAAGCACCTCGCTGCCTGCCGGCGTCAGTACCGGCCATCGCTCATTTGCCATACAAGCCTCCTTGGTTTAGCTAGGGCAGCGCACCCTTGCCGAGATCCAATAATACCATCACCCACCACACTCAACACCGATCGGCTCCAACTTGGTTTGGAATGTCAAGCTGTTGTGCGACAATCCCAACAACCACTCGACGAGGACGAGAGATGTCGCAGACGCCATCCGGCCATGACCCGCAAGGAGCCTACCAGCTTGGCAGGATGGCTGAAGCCCTTTCACAGAACACCGTCACCCTGACCAAACTGGTTGAGGCGGTGGATGAAAACTCTCGCAGCACCGCCAGGCTTGCCAACCGGCAAGACAGGATGGAGCAGA